AAAACCCAAAGGAGAAGAGGCAGAATTTTTAAGACATGAAATCTTAAAAGACCACTCTATTTATTTACCAAATGGGTTTAATTTTCCTATCATGCTGCCAGATAAGGGTGGAAGGGTATATGGTGAGGTTTATCGGATTGATCCAAAGATTGGGAGCAGTACAAACTCATGGTAGGTGAGATACGGGGCCTTACCTACGCCCGTGAGGAAATAAAAGCCCTGCTGGAGAACCACGTAGACGATGTCGAAGACCTTATATCTTCCTGAACATGTCGCGCAGAAAATGAATAAAGAACGGGAGGAGGCTAAAGAAGCCGACTCAACGTCTGTCGAAGGCGCATATGTTGACGCGAAAGATCGCGTATTAGATCCATCACTCATAGATAAACCGCTTACAGACCGTTTGCCTCAACCAACAGGCTGGCGTGTTTTGGTTATGCCTTATCAAGGTGCAAGCAAAACGCACGGGGGTTTATATATTCCTGATGAAATACGAGACCGTGAAGCGGTAGCCACGGTCGTAGCGTATGTTTTAAAGATTGGACCACTGGCTTACAAAGACCCAGACAAGTTCGGGCCTGGCCCAGAGCCGTGGTGTAAAGAAGGCCAATGGGTATGCATTGGTCGGTATTCTGGTTCACGATTTAAGATAGATGGGGGTGAGGTTCGTATCATTAATGATGACGAAGTAATCGCAACTATTTTAGAACCAGACGATATAAAACACGTCTAGGAGGAAAAGATGGCAGAAGAAACCATTGAAGAGCAAAAACCAGAGGAAGAAGGCGTAGAGATAGAACTTGAAGCTCCTGAAGAATCGAAAGAGGAAGTTCAAGAACCAACGCCAGAACCAGAGGTTGAAGTAGAGGTAGAAGAACAGCCGGAGGAGGTTGCCGCTTCTGAAGAACCTAAAGATGAGGTAGATGAATACGGTGCTAAAGTACAAGCTCGTATAAAGAAACTCACAGAAAAGTATCGTAAAGAAGAGCGTGACCGTGAAGAAGCTGTCCGTATGGCAGAAAAGCTTCTTGAAGAAAACAAGACACTGAAGTCTCAGGTCAAGAACTTAGATAAAGGTTACGTTAGTTCTGAGGAGTCCAGGTTAGAAACTGAGATCGACTCTTTAAAACGTCAGTATAAGGAAGCTTATGAAGCTGGGGATACGGACGCAATGTTCGCTGCACAGGAGGCTTTATCCAAAGTTGCAGTGGTTCAAGACCGTGTTCGTTTAGCTAAAGATCGCTTAGATCGGGAGCAAAATGTAGAGGAACAGCCTCAACAACAGCCTGTTCCGCCGCCTCAACCAGAAGCCAAGCCAGACCCCAGAGCAGAGGAATGGGCTAATAAAAACACATGGTTTGGCTCAGATGAGGTCATGACTTACGCAGCGTTTGGGATACATAAAAAGCTTGTCGAAGAAGAAGGGTTTGACCCGCAGACCGATGAGTATTATACTGAGGTAGACAAACGCATTCGTTCGGAGTTTCCACAGAAGTTCCAAACAGCGAAGAAAACGGGTGGAGCACAGGTCGCACCTGCTGCCGCTTCAGCAACCCGCAGTACAGCAAAACAGGGGCGCAGGTCGGTGAAACTATCACCATCACAAATTGCGATGGCGAAACGTTTAAACGTACCGCTAGAAGAATACGCTAAATATGTGAAGGATTAAGCTTATGGCAGATAGAACACCACGTAAAACCACTACACGAGAAGATGAATCTCGCAGAAAACCATGGGCACCGCCCAGTCACCTACAAGCACCTGATGCCCCTCCGGGCTATGTGCATCGTTGGATTCGAGTCGCAATGCGTGGCGAGGAAGACAAAATGAACGTCAACTCCAAGCTACGTGAAGGATGGGAACCCGTCCGTAAAGATGAGTATCCAGACTATGAAGCACCCACTATCGACGAAGGTCGTTACGAAGGTGTGATTGGTCAAGGTGGTCTGATGCTGTGCCGCATACCTGTTGAAACAGTAGAAGAAAGAACTGCATATTACGGGGGCAGAACCCGCGAACAGATGACTGCTGTAGATCAGGACCTTATGAAGGAGCAACATCCTTCAATGCCGATTCAAAATAATCGGCAAAGTCGTGTAACTTTTGGAGGTCGTGAACGCGACTCCAATTAACTTAAAGGATTGCTAATATGGCAAATACTAACGTTGCATTCGGACTCCGTCCGATTGGTGTAGTCGGTCAGGGCTACAACACCACAGGTGCGACCGAGTATCGTATTGCTTCCGGTAACACAAACGCGATTTACCAAGGTTCACCCGTAATACCGCTGTCAACAGGCTTTATTGATATTGTTGGCGCGGCTGCTGGTGGAACTGTAGGTCTCGTAGGTGTGTTTGCTGGAGCGGAATACGTTTCGTCTACCACTGGTGAGAAAGTTTTTTCTAACTACTGGCCTGGATCTGGCGCGGATTCTAATTTTCCCGTCAAAGGTTTTGTGTATGACAACCCATTACAATCATTTGTGATTTGTTCAGACGCTTCATTAACAAGTGAATCGGCTGCACGAGCACATGTGTTTGCTAATGCTAACTTCGCAACAGGTGCCTCTGGTTCAACAACCACAGGTATTTCTTCTGCTAAGTTGGGTGTCAGCACAATCAACACCACCGCAAACTTGAATCTGAGAATTATGGGTTTCCAAGATGATCCTGAAAACTCAGACTTTACTGCGGCTGGTATTCCTGTAATCGTTCGTTTAAACAACTCCTTCAATTCACCGAATGGTGCTATTGCAGGTGGTACTGTTTCAACGACTGGCGTGTAAGGAGACTGAAATATGGCTATATCTCGCGCACAACTAGCGAAAGAGTTGGAACCAGGTCTCAACGCCTTGTTTGGTATGGAGTACGACAGGTACGAAAACCAACATGCAGAGATTTTCACAACAGAATCTTCTGATCGAGCATTCGAAGAAGAAGTAATGTTGAGTGGTTTCGGAGCGGCACCGACTAAACAGGAAGGTTCTGCTGTAAATTTTGACGACGCTAACGAAGCATACACTGCTCGTTACAACCACGAGACTGTGGCACTTGCCTTCTCAATTACTGAGGAAGCAGTGGAAGACAATCTATATGATCGTCTTGGTTCACGTTATACTCGTGCGTTGGCTCGTTCAATGGCACACACAAAGCAGGTTAAAGCTGCTTCAATTCTGAACAACGCTTTCACAGCAGGTGCTTCTGCTGGTGGCGACGGAGTTGCATTGTGTGATGCGTCACACCCACTTACAAGCGGTGGTACGTTTGCTAACGAACCAGGAACTGCGGCTGACTTGAACGAAACATCTCTCGAAGATGCTTTGATCAACATTGCAGGTTTTGTTGATGAGCGCGGTCTTAAAGTTGCTTTACGAGGCACAAAGTTAATCATCCCACGTCAGTTACAGTTTATCGCTGAACGTTTGATGGTATCTAACTTACGTGTTGGTACAGCGGACAACGATGTAAATGCTCTAAGATCAATGGGAATGTTACCACAAGGTTATGCGGTAAACGACTTCCTAACTGATCCAGATGCATTCTTCATCATGACAGACGCACCTCGTGGATTTGTCCACTTTGAGCGTACGCCAATGTCCACTGGTATGGAAGCTGACTTCGATACTGGCAACATGAGATTCAAGGCTCGTGAGCGTTACAGCTTTGGGTTCTCAGACCCACGTTGTGTTTTCGGTTCACCCGGAGCATAATTTGTGATACAATGAGGTAGTCTTTTTGCGAAGATTACCTCCCTGAATGACTGGGGCAACTTAGGTTGCCCCTTTCTTTTTATATTTCCTGTGGTATAGTATTGTTATCCCTGACAGTGACATGGGGTCACTGACTTAACCCAGACAGGAGATCGACATGGGTACAACAACTTTTTCAGGTCCTATTAAAGCTGGGACAATTAAGGATACTACAGGCACAACTGTAGGAACCAATAAAGCAAATGTAGGTTTTGTTAAGATGGCGCAAACAGCGTCTTGGACACAATCTACTACTGCTGCGGATACAGGAATAGTTATTCCTGCAAATAGTCAAATCGTTGAAATACGGGTTTATATCACCACTGCATGTGATGCGGCGAATATTAGCATGGGTACAAGTTCTACTTCTACCGAGTTGTTTACTGCGTTAGCCGCAGGTACAGCAGCTAATGTAGTCAAGCTTGGTTCGGCTGGAACAATTACAGATGCGGATACTTGGGTAGACATTGGAACTGCTGATCTTCCAATCTTTATAGATTTTTCAGCAGGTACATCTGGCGTAGGTAATGTTACGGTTGAATACATCCAAGGCATCAATAACGCCTAGAGGAGGTAACACATGGCTGCTTCTATATTCGCAAAGACAGCTACTGCCACAGGAACACTACAAGGCGGCAGGACTCGTCTAAAGGCTTTCTATGTGAAGACAGCCTCAAGCGGGTCCCCTCAAGTAGTTTTCAAAAACGGTAGCGGTGGAGCAACGTTGTTAGACATGGTGTTTAACACCTCGGATGACACACAAGTAACGATACCCGATCATGGTATCATCTTCGAGGATGAGTGCCATGTAACCCTAACTAACATCACTTCGATAACTGGATTTTTCGGGTGAGTGTAAAGGAGATAAAACATGGCTGACGCAGCTACAGTAGTCATGAAGACTACAGTTCTACCGGACGAGATAGCCAAAACTATCGAAGCCACAACCACTATTTCGCCGAAGGACGCGAATGATAAGTGGTACTACAAACTAACTAGCGTAAGTGCTACCAGTACAGACCTCATGGCTGGATATTATACCGATTATACTGCTGTGGATGATGACACTGCACCGACAGCAATAGCAACAGGTGATAAAGTTGAGTTTATTTATATTAAAAATACGGACGCAGCTAATCATATCTATGTTGTTTTTGATGCGGGTACAGCCGCTGCAACCACAGACGATGCGGTAAAAATCAGTCCTAATGAGTCTTTCTTTGCTAGACTTCCAAATACTACGGTTGCTGCGATACACGCTATTGGTCACGATGGCTCAAGCGCCGCGACTGCAACATGCATTGTAGCAGCATTATTGGATGACGTTGCATAGGGATTGGCTGAATGGCTAAGATCGACAAGTCCAAGATGAAATGCAACAAGCCGAAACGTCAGGTTTCTGGTGGTAAGAAGTTTGTTGTGAAAGCTTGCGATAAAGGCAAGGAAAAGATCGTTAGATTTGGCGATGCCAACATGACCATCAAAAAGTCAAACCCTAAACGTCGTAAGTCGTTTAGGGCAAGACATGGTTGTGACAAAGGTACATTGGATAAGCTAAAGGCCAGATACTGGTCTTGTAAGATGTGGTGAAACAAATGGATAGAAACGTACAGCTTTTATTTTGGGGCGCGGGTTTATCTCTTTCATCTATTGGTCTTGTCTGGATGATTACCACCCTAGTTAGTGTGGACAAAAGAACAGAGGTTATGGATGTAAAGATCGATCACCTGGTTCAGTCTGTAGAAGAACTAACGGAAAGGAAATTTAGCTTTGATAAGTCGTGGACAAATATCATTCCAAGTATCCAAGTCACCTCGGAGGCGAACTAATGGCAAAAAAGAAGTCAAAAAAAGACGCATGTTATCACAAAGTAAAAAGCCGATACAAGGTTTGGCCCAGCGCATACGCTTCAGGGGCACTTTCTAAGTGTAGAAAAGTAGGTGCCGCTAACTGGGGTAATAAGAAAAAGAAAGCAGAGGGTGGAGTAGTTTCGGCTATCGATAATCCTAAAAGACCCCCAAGAAGAAATCTTAAAAACGGTGGGTTTATCGCCGCTGGTTGTGGTCCTGCTATGCAAGAAAAGAAACGACAGGTTACGAGGATATTCTGATGGCAAAGAACTCTCTTCGTGAATGGTTCGCACAAAACGATGGCAAAGGCTGGGTAGACTGTAAGACAGGCAAACCTTGTGGTCGTCAAAAGGGTGAGAAACGCAGAGGTTATCCGGCTTGCAGACCAACTATGGCGCAATGTACTTCTGCTGCAAAGAAGAAGAAGTCTTCCAAACGAATAAGTTGGAAGGCTAGTGGTGGTGGTTTAGTAGCCACTAGAGGTGTTAGAGTTTTCTAAAGGAGAAGTATCATGATGAAAAAGAAAGGATACCGTGGCGGCGGTAAAATGAAATCTAAGGGTTATAAAGCTGGCGGTAAGATGAAGACCAAAGGTTATAAAGCTGGCGGTAAGATGAAGACCAAAGGTTATCGTATGGGTGGCAAGATGACCAAAGGTTATCGTGGCGGTGGGAAAGTAAGAATATTCTAAAGTCTGATGCCCTACCTACAAAGCAACATACCTTATTTTAAGGCTTGGGTTCGTCGTGAGTACACCCATAATCATGAGAAATATCACGGCGAGTTTCTCCATGCTATGGTGGTTGCAGTTACAACCATACCGAATAGATCTCTAAGTTTTCAAGTAATCTTCACAGGATGTGAAGCTGAAGACGAGGAGGAAGACACAATTCACGGCGGTGCAATGTGGGCCAGGATGCCTATAACTGCCTTAGTTGCAGATATACCTTTAGAAGAATGGCCTGAACCTATGGCAACACATGACGCACAGCC